TCACGTACCAAACCTGAAAGGAGCTAAATCATGAGCTTTTGGAATATTGACAAACCAACCGATGGCAATTTTGAAACTGGCGGCGGCGACATTGCGCCGATCCCGAAAAACACAAGCGTACTTGCAGCGCCTGATGAAGCGAAATGGGACGAATACAACGGGGACCGCTTTATTAGTATCCGCTGGGCAGTCATGGCCCCGGCCGAGTACAAGAACCGCAAGATCTTTCAGAAGATCCGCGTAGAAGACAGCGACCCGAAGAAGCAGGAAAAGGCCAAACGTATGTTGGCAGCGATTGACGCCAATGCAGGCGGTAAGCTGATGGCGGCTGGCGAAGAGCCGACAGATAAAAGCCTTACCGTTGCGCTTTGCAACAAGCCTATGCTGCTGAAGTTGCAAGTTTGGGAAATCGACAAGGAGCAGGACGGTACGCCGATTCCGAAGGAAGATCGGAAAAGTGGAAACTGGATCAGTGCTGTAAGCCCTCGCCAGGGTAGTCCGAAGAAGGAAGAGCCCGCGCCAGATCCGGAGCCGCTGCCCACCGATTTTGACGACGACGTAGGGTTTTGATTTACGGGGCGCGTTGCGCCCCCTTTTTTTCGGAGGATATATGGAAAAGCAACGGAGCAAAGAATGGTTTGCCAAGCGTGTTGGCCGCGTCACAGGATCAAACGTCGGCGCAATCCTTGGCCTGAATCCGCACAAAACCGCTGATGACGTTTTACGGGAAATGGTGCGGGCGTATCATGGGGCTGAATCTGAATTCACTGGAAACGTAGCAACGGAGCATGGGACGTTTCATGAGGACGGAGCGCAGGCTGAGTATGAAATGGAGACGGGCAACAAGGTTCAGGAGTGTGGGCTTATTGTGCACCCAGAGCACGACTGGTTGGCAGCTTCGCCGGATGGCTTGATAAGCGATGACGGCCTTCTTGAAATTAAGTGTCCATTCGGAAAGAGGAAGGATGATAATCCTGAATTTCTTTCAGCGGCAGAACAACCTCATTATCACGCACAAATGCAAGTTGAAATGATTTGCGCAAATAGGGAGTGGTGCGACTTTTTCCAGTGGGCTCCTGGCGGAACTTTGGTTGAGCGGGTTTACTACAATGACAACTGGGCCAGCATGTACCTGCCAGAGCTGAAAGCCTTCCATGCGCTGTACCTGGCAGAACTCGAAAACCCCGAACACCTACAACCAAAACGAAAAGTCATCGACACCCTGAAAGCGGAAAATCTGGTCACGGAATACGATGAACTGGCGGACGCTATCGAGCGGGCCACCGACAGGAAAAAGGATATTCTCGATGAACTGATCCAGATGGCAGGCGAAAAGAACGCGGACATTTGCGGCAAGAAGTTGACGCAGGTAGAGCGCAAAGGCTCCGTGAGCTATGCCAAGGCGTTGAAAGCGCTTGCGCCTAATGCAGACCTGACGAAGTGGACAGGGAAGCCAACTAGATACTGGAAGCTGTCGTAATGCTAAGACCCTACCAGAGCGAAGCCCACAAGGCCGTGATGGCATGGGTCCGCAAGTCCGTTGATCCATGCTTGGTGGATGCCCCGACTGGCTCAGGGAAGAGCCATATCATCTCTGCCATAGCGGGCGATCTACACGCAATCAGCGGAAGCAAAAAGGTGCTATGCCTTGCGCCGTCCGCTGAACTTGTGACCCAGAACCGAGAGAAATATCTTGCAACAGGCAATCCCGCCAGCATTATGTCCGCCAGTGCAGGCGCTAACTGCATGAGGCATCCGGTTGTGTTCGGAACGCCAGGAACGGTAAAAAACCGAATACGCGCCTTTGGCCGTGACTTTTGCGCGGTGGTATTGGACGAAGCACATAGAATCACTCCCACTGTGAAAGCCATTATTGAACGCCTGAAAGAGCAAAACCCAAAGCTAAGAGTTATAGGGCTATCCGCCACGCCATACCGCCTTGGCAGTGGCTACATCTATGAGATGAACGAAGACGGCCAGCCGATGGGCGAACACGCCTGCAAAGATCCGTACTTTACGGCGTTGGTCTACAGCATTCAGGCAAAAGAGCTGATTGATAACGGCTACCTGACAGCGCCGGTTATCGGTGAGATTGGCGCGGACAATTACGAAACGCTGGGCCTTGAAGTGAACCGCATGGGCAACTTTAACAGTGCTGAAGTGGATAAAGCGTTTCACGGGCACGGCAGGAAGACCAGCCGGATTATTGCGGACGTTGTTGCAAAATCCCGCGATAGAAACGGCGTGATGATCTTTGCCGCGACTGTCCAGCACGCTCAAGAATGCATGGCCTCTTTGCCGCCAGGCTTGTCTGCTATCGTGACCGGGGCAACTTCAAAGGATGATCGCAGGGGCATTTTGCAACGGTTCAAAGCAAAGGAAATCAAGTACCTTGTTAACGTGTCAGTGTTAACCACGGGCTTTGACGCGCCACACGTGGACGTTATTGCAATACTTCGGGCTACCGAATCCGTGTCATTGCTTCAACAGATCATAGGTCGCGGCTTGCGCATAGACGATGACAAGGATGATTGCTTGGTTCTGGACTATGCCGAGAACCTGGAGCGTCATTGCCCGGATGGCGACATATTTAACCCCGAGATAAAGGCGGGCATGGCAAGCGGCGAAAGCGCTTACCTTGAGGCAGAGTGTGCCGAGTGCGGGACAACCAATACATTCAGCGCCCGCAAAAATCCTGACCAGTTTGAAACAGACAAGTACGGCTACTTTGTAGACTTGGCAAGACAACGGATTGAAACCGATCATGGACCTATGCCAGCACATTACGGGCGAAGGTGCCAAGGGCTTATTAAGCGAGGCGCTACGCACGTCCAGTGCGCTCACAGATGGACAAGCAAGGAGTGCCCGCACTGTGGAGCGGATAATGATATTGCAGCGCGTTACTGTGTGGAGTGCCGTGGCGAGATTATTGACCCCAATGAAAAGCTGCGGATTGAGTTTAAAGAGTTCAAGAAAGATCCGACACGCATACAGACGGACAAGGTTGTAAGCTGGGAGACAAAACCGGTAGTCAGCCGAAAGGGTAACGAGTGCCTGGTGGTGACCTTCCAGACTGAATACCGGAGTTTTAGCGTTTGGTATCACCCATACGTTGAACGCGGGCGGCTGCGGGCTGAATACTTGCAACTGATGGACGCAACAGAGAGCGGGGTAGAGATTCCGCACACAGTAACTTACCAGAAGGACGGCGACTCTGGCTTTTACAGGGTCTTTGACTTTAACAGGGGACCGGATGAAATTTGAACCATGGCTAAAAGTGTACGGCGAACTGGATTACAGGGGCGAATGCCCGCAAGAGTCCGCAGAGCAGATCACCTTCTTCGGACAGCTACGCGCCATGTACCCTGAAACACTGGGCAAGTTAGCACTGCACCCAAAGAACGAAGAAAAGCGCAAAGGGCGGCAATTCCAGCAGCTTTCAAGGGATAAGGCTATGGGCCTATCGCCAGGCGCGTCCGACATCATAATTCCAGGGTGTCCGGCCTTTGTGTGTGAGATGAAACGACAGGACCACACAAAAAGCAAATGGCAAGACGGGCAACTGAAGTATCTGGAAGAGGCACACAAGGCGGGGGCATTCGTATGCGTAGCACTGGGCTGGAAAGCGGCCATTCAGGCGGTGAGAGACTGGCAAGAGTCTATAGGGTAGAGCTGGAAACCGGCGAAAAAATGATCTATGTGGCTTCTGAGCTGATTACACGGAAGGAAGCCGGACAGCGGATAAGGGCGAAGTTTCGCAGGGGCGGCAGGTTCATAAAGTAATAAGAACACCGCCAATCAAAACAAATCGGTATTTCCACCCCAGCCCGCTAGGGTTTAGGCTTTGGGGTGTGGATAGGCCACAACGACTTATTAGGAGAATTGAAATGGGATTAGATGTTAGTGCAGTTAAGAATGCAATATTGATTGATGACCCTAAGGTTAGCGAGGCGGAAGACCTTGACTGTGTTTATAGTGGAGCATTCCCGCAAAGGCTCGGTAGCTTAGTTGATGGCGCTTACTATGATGGGGAGCCCGCAGGCTCGCATTACAGAAACGGTTACGGTCGGCACGGAGTTTTCAGGGAAAAACTAGCAGAGCTTGCT